GTTCCACCTGCCATTTTTCCTCCTTCGAAATAAAAAAAGCCTTTAATAAGGCTTTACTTTATATCCCGTCAAATATGTCTGCAATATCTAGCGGAGTTTCGTCTTCCGGGTCGCTACTTGTATCGACGATACCGATTAAGTCATCCCAGCTAATATCCATAACTTCATTGATACTCATGTTGTACGGACCATTAGAGACATTTTTGACAAATTTATAAAAATGCTTTAAAGCATCTTTGGGATTTATTGTTTCCCCTTTGGGTCCACATCACCTACCAGATGAGCGTAGATGTCCATAAATACTTCAATGATTTTCGCAAAGTCTGTGTGCTCCAGTAATTGTTCAACTGTTACATTTTCAAAAAGCGAAGCGATAAAGTTTAACTGTTGATCCAATTTTTCAACTTCTGACTTTTCAGACGTGAGCGAGTCATTGAGCACAAGATAGTCACGATAGTCACGAGTAGTGATTTCTTTACTGGAGTATAGGACATCTTCGCCTTTCTCGTTCTTCATAGTGAATGTAATTTTAGCCATTTTGTTTTCCCTTCTAAATTAAAAAGCACCTTGCGGTGCCTTCTTTTATTTCGTCCAGTTATTTTTCCCGAATTCGACCTTTGTGACATCCTTAGACGCATTACTTTGCTTCATCGCAAAAATGATAGTCACATGACCTTCCTTGCCAGCCTGGAAGACGACGCTGGAATCCGAATTGATAGCTACAGTATTGTCATTTGAAACTACCGAGTCGAATCCAAGATATTCCCCATCTTCGTCACTCGCAAAGAATTTTCTAGGGTTTAATTCAACATTTGATGTATCCTTATTATTAATTGTCAGGGTGACGGTGACAGCTTTGTACTCATTTTTATCATGTTCCATAGCGAGTAACCCTGAAGTGTCTTTTTTCGGTTCCCCAACTGTCATTTCAGTCTGATCAAACAGGACCGGTTCCCCGAACTGATAGCGGTATTCTCCTTCGCTTAATGTAAAATCGATAGCCTCAGAAGCAAGCGTGTGATCTACTGCGAAGACGTAAGTAAAGAATCTAGATTTGATATTCTCAATCCGCTCCTTGTCTTCTTTGAGACTCTCATATTTCTTTTCTAGCTTGGATTTCTCGCTCATCGCAGAGAATAACAGCCCTGACATCGTTACTAATCCGATACCAAATGCAATAGTTAATAAAATCAAAATCGAATGTTTATTCTTTTTCATTGTTAACCTCCACAATCTTATTTTACCAAAACTTGAAAAGGTTTACAATATTAAGATAATAAAACAAAGGGGCTAGATGCCCCCGTTTTATTTTATCCGCCTGCTACGATACCAAGTTTAGTTTTAAGTTTTTGCACCTTAGTATCATCCTTACCAAAGTACATAGCTCCGTACTTGTCTTTTGAGTCTTCTGCTGTAGAAGCCCCAGCTGTGAAGATTACGTTAGTAGTCGCAAGTTCGTCCGCTTTGTCCTTGATCGTGTTCAAGTCGATAGCATCCATTGAGAGGTTCCCTTTGTAGAATCCGTAAAGGGCAAGCTCTCCGCTCGCTGTACTTGATTCAAGCAAGATAGAAACATCCGCTGATACAGTGTCAGCGCCAAATTCGAGGATATCATCTGTATCAGTGTATCCAAGTGCTTTAGCGTACAATGCAACTGGGATGTCCAAGAGTCCTAACTCAACCTTCAAGTCACCAACACCACGATTGTTTACGTGGTAAGCGATGTTACTACCAAATGTCTTGGTAGGATCATTTGCCAAACCAGTGATTTTAGCGGTTTGTGTAGCACCTTCTCCCTTTTTACCTTGAATAGTAAAGACGTTAGTGCCTTCTGTCGGTGTTCCGCCGTCTAGGATGCGAACAGTTAAACTCTTAAAGCCGACTGTTGCTGTACCTTGTTTTTCTTTTCCCATTATTTAAAATTCCTTTCTAATAGTCGTCATATAGAGAGCTTTTCCCTCTGTATGTCCGAGCATCTACATAGCGTTTTATTTCCGGGATCCATGTATCTAGACCCCCGTCTGTTTGGTAGAAGCCTTCTGACTCCATGACTTTCTCAATAGCACCTTGCAATTCCTTGCATTTGATGCGGTCAGTAGACTCTACATTGATTTGATAGAGGAAAGTCTTTGACAGACTTGTATTGCTCCCACGGTCGCTTTGAAGAGGAGGGCCGACCGGAATGATGACAATGCTCGGCTCCTTCTCAGAAAGCGTTTCAGGACGCTTAAACGACTTGATAGAAATCCCAGAAAGCGCTTCATCGCTTTTTAAGGCGTTGTAAATTTCGGTCAATTTATCTTTAATCATCCAAGTCCCTCCGCTTTTAGTTTAGAAGCCAGTCTGTATTTAAACTTCTCTTTGTTCGCCTCTGAAAATCTTCGAATTACGCCAAATCCTCGAGGATGCGCCTTCTTCGCATAGCCAAATTCACTCAAGTGGACCAAGCGCCATCGTGAACCAGCACCAAATCCGAGCTTAACCATTGGGACACCTTCAAAACTTCCAGTGACATTTCCGACAGTCGCACTTGCGATTGTCTCACCAGTATCTTTGTAGACACCCAAGGCACCCTTGAAATCTTCCAAGGTCTCGGTCGCAGCACCTTTCAGTGCCTTGTTGGCTGACCGTCTAACCTTTTCGTCTCCGAGTTTGGCTTCTAGGTTCCGGATCACTTCCTCGAATCCGACCAGTGTCGCACCACTACTCATCCCGACCACCTCCGATAATGACGATTAAGAAATCACGATTATCGTAATCAGGACGAACGTCAATGATGTTCCAGTGTTTACCTTGTAAGCGTTGGTCCATCACTTCCACGAAGTGCCGAACATCTGGCTGATAGCTAGTCAATGGATCACGAATTTTCAGAGTCATCTTTGCAACCATTGATTTACCAGTGGAGATTTCGATGTCTTTCATGCTGGGTGAGTAGGCTTTCGCAAAGGTGAAAAACGCCTTCTCAAAGCTAACATCACGACCATCCAAACCGTCCTCCACCTTAGAAGTATAGAAGGTGACAGGCGTTCTTAGGTCCCCATTGGTTGCTTCCAGTTGCTTGTATTTAAAGTTAGGCTTCAATGCCCTGTGTTGCTACTTCTTCTGTTGTCGTTTTAGGAGCAGACCCGACCACTGGATTGACGAAACCAGGTAGTTTTTCCATCAGTTCCTTTTGCCGAGCTTCATCCGCTTCAAATGTGGTCCCAACTTTGCGGAGCACATTCTCTTTCAAATCGAAAAATTCTTTTAAAACTTCGACCATATTCCCTCCTACTGATAATTTTTAAGAGACAGTTCCAAAATCTCACCCTGGAAATTCGCAAAGAAAAACTCAACCTGGTCATTATAGAGATATCTCGACCGCTCAAGGATCAATTCTTCCACACGGCTATCGCTGGTATCAAATGAATCCGTAAGGTCGAGAATCGCTTTTTCTGACGAAGTGAGCATGCGTGAGAGATTGGCATCTTCTGCATCATGAAAGATTTTCATCCGCTCCTTGAATGTCCCTAGAAGCGGATGAAATTGTTTTGTTTCTTCCATTTGGTGTCACCACCTATTATTTGATTTCCAATTTCCAAACAGCAGCAGTCTTTTCATCATGAGCTTTACCGTAAGCAAATTGTTTAGCAGTATAGAGGTTTAAGTCTTCAAGAGCGTAAGTTTCTGTGAAGCGACCAAATTCGATTCCACCACCTACAAATGCATCGTAACGACCTTTCACGAATGTAGTCACTTTGCCAGCAGTTTGAGCAACTGACTCAGCCAAAATTAGATTATATGGCATTGCAGTTACATACGTTCCTTGAGCGTTTAGGGAAGTATATTGTTTCTTGACATCCCATGCATCTGTTGGGTTGACAACCATTACGACATTTCCTTCAACTGCTACTGGATTGCCGTCAGATTTTACAGAGTGATGTTTGTACACAGCGGTCAATTCTTTGACAACTGTCGCAGAGTCAGCAAATGTAAGTTTTGTAGCTTCGACAGCTTTTTCTGCATAAGTTGTTTTGCCACTAGCTACAGTTCCTGTAAGAGTGCGAGAGAGACCGATAGGTTTGTCATCTCCGTCACCGTTCAAAAACGCAGCTTCCAAGGCAACAGCAAATGCTTCTGTAATTTGAGCAGAAACAAATGATTGCAACCAAGCAGGGCCGAATTTTTCAGAGTCTTTCGGAATGACTACAAATGCAGTCAGCTTGTTTTGAATTGCTTCATCTTCGTTGAAGGCTTGTTTCAATT